CGAGAGGAGTCCGGATAGGCTGGATTCCTCTCGCTTTTTATCCTTCACTTAGAGTGAAGGACTGGCCACCTATGACCACACCTGCGGCAATAATAAGTATTATCGGATTCACGATGAACTATTACCTTACCGCCACACTTAGGGCAGACAGGTTGATTAGGTTTGTTAGTCATACTACTCCTTTCGCTAGTTGAGCTTTAGCGTTCTCTTTCAAGTTTGTATGTGACTGCCCAAGATATATCTTCCAATTTCTTCCTAGCATTTGGTTTATATATATACCAACTCCCGCTATCTTTAGACATCAAATTTGCAGGGTCATTCTCAATTACCTCACGTATTGCATTTAGTTCTTCAAAGCTCTTGTGACTGAGTTTAACCCTATTTATTAACATTATATTACTCTCCTCTCTAATATTTGAGCTTACCCGCTCATCCTAGCCCACTGGCAGTAGGGCTAGGTGAAGGGGTTAACTTATGGTCTCAGCTTCAGCTATAGCCTTCTTGTAGGCTTCTGTGGCTTCGGCAATGGCTTTGTTGAGGATTTCTAGGTATGGAGCTATAGCCTTGTCGTAGACTTCTCTAGCATCATTTGTAGCCTTGACGTAGGCTTCTTGGGCATCGTGTAAGTCCTTGTTTATCATTCCCTTACTCCTCTCGTTTATTTGACTATACTATAACACAAAAGAGTGTGTGTGTCAATAGGTAAAAGCACCAATATTGATAAAAAGGCAAAACTCGTCAATCAAATGTTCTAAAATTAGGGGAAAATGGAAATTCAGACGCTAGAAGTCAATAAGATAAATCCGGCAGTTTATAATCCTAGAAAAGACCTACAGCCTGGTGACCCAGAATATGACAAGCTCAAGAAGTCCATATTAGAATTTGATATGGTAGAGCCACTTGTCTGGAATAAGAGAACTGGTAATTTAGTAGGCGGGCACCAGAGACTGAAAGTACTCAGTGAACTAGGGATAGAAAAGGTTGAAGTATCGGTGGTTGACCTCAGCGAAGTTAAAGAGAAGGCACTAAATATAGCGCTGAATAAGATACAGGGGGAGTGGGACTTTCCTCGGTTAAAGGACTTACTGGAAGAACTGGACACTGGCGATATTGATATGGAGATAACTGGCTTTGACCTTAAAGAGATTGAAGATTTAATGACGCAGCTCCATGAGTCAGAACCAGGGCTAACCGATGATGATGCCGTACCAGAGGCCACAGAATCAATTTGTAAGCGGGGAGACCTGTGGAGTCTAGGGAATCATAGGCTTTTATGCGGGGATGCGACTGTTATAACCGATGTGGAGCAGTTGATGGGGGGTGAGAAGGCAGATATGCTGTTAACTGACCCACCCTACGGAGAATTGAAAATCTTTGACAAAAAAGGCTATGTTGGTGTTGATAGCAAACACGCAAAAGCTAAACATTATGGTGCTTATAAAGGTGAGGGTGATTTTAAACTTGAGCCTGCAATGGATGCGGTAAAAGACAAATACGATAAAGCAGTGATATGGGGTGGTAATTTCTTTAATGATGTTTTACCCATAAGAAATAGTTGGCTTTGTTGGGATAAGACGGGCGGAACTGAGACAGAGACCTTCTTTAGTTCATTTGAGTTGGTGTGGACAAATATGGGTATCCCCTCAAGAATGTTTCATTATCTCTGGTTAGGTATGATGCGAGCAGGTGAAAGAATTGAGCGAGTCCATCCAACAGAAAAGCCAGTAGCATTATCAGAATGGGTATTGGGCAAATGGACTAAAGTCAACGATATAATCCTTGACCTATTTGGCGGCTCAGGCTCCACACTAATAGCCTGTGAGAAACTAGGCCGCAGGTGCTATATGATGGAAATAGACGAGCACTACTGCGATGTAATTATAGAACGATGGCAACAATTTACAGGTAAGCAGGCGGTGAGGATAGATGGTAACTAACGGTAAAAACGGGCAAAATGGTAACTCAAAAAAAAGAGAGGAAACGTGCGCCCGAATAATCAAGGCTATAAGCGAATCAAATGGACTACTAACACTAGCAGCTAAGAAGGCTGGTGTTGGTTATACTACTATTAACAGATACGCCCACGACTTCCCCTCAGTTCATCAGGCAGTAATAGAAGCCAAAGAGACTATGCTGGATTTCGTTGAGGGTAAGCTATATACAAAAATCAGGGATGGTGATAATGCTTGTATAATCTTTTACCTCAAGACGCAGGGCAAGGCACGAGGTTATATTGAGAGGCAGGAGTTTACCGGTGAGGGTGGTGGCGAAATAATATTGAGAGTTAAATATGACGACAGCGACAAAGCCTAGAGAATATACAGTTACCCTTCGTAAGCCTCATATTCAGCAATCACCTATCCGTGGAAGCAAGGCAAAACGGAAGATAGTAAGAGCTGGTAGGCGAGGTGGTAAGACTGTTATAGCTGCCACAATATGCGTGGACAAGTTCCTAGAGGGGTTGCGCCCCCTATATGCTACCCCTACTAGCGACCAGCTTGATACATGGTGGTTTGAGGTCAAGAAGGCACTAGCTGAGCCGATAGATGCCGGGATATTCAAAAAGAACGAGACCGAGCATACTATAGAGAGGGAAGGCACTAAGAATCGCATAAAGGGTAAAACTGCTTGGAATGCCGATATGCTCAGGGGTGATTATAGTGACTTCCTTGTGCTGGATGAATACCAGCTTATGAACGAGGATACATGGGAAGTAGTCGGTGCCCCGATGCTTTTGGACAATGACGGTGATGCTATGTTTATCTATACACCTCCGTCTTTACATTCTCGGTCGGTAAGTAAAGCCAGAGACCCACGACATGCTGCCAAGATGTTCAAGAAGGCACAGCAAGATATATCAGGTAGATGGCAATCATTTCATTTTAGTTCGCATGATAATCCATATATTAGCAAGATGGCTTTGAGTGAGATAACACAGGATATGACCCAGTTGGCTTATCGTCAGGAGATTTTAGCTGAGGATATAGATGAGGCGCCGGGGGCGCTTTGGAGTAGGGAATTAATCAATAGCACTAGGGTAATTAAATATCCTGACCAGGTGAGAATTGTGGTCGGCGTTGACCCAACGGGGAGCCGAGGCAATGAGTGTGGGATTGTAGTTGCTGGATTGGGGGCTGATGGGCATGGCTACATATTGGATGACAGAAGCTTATTAGGTTCACCAGGTGAATGGGCAGATGCTACATTAACTGCTTTCAATCGCAATCAGGCTGATATGGTAGTTGGAGAGGCGAACTATGGCGGGGATATGGTTGAGTCTACTATTATGCAGGCAGCCAAGAATCAAGGGCAGATAATTAGATATAAGAATGTTCATGCCTCAAGAGGCAAGGCAGTAAGAGCCGAACCTGTTGTGGCAAATTATGAGCATGGCAAAATACACCACATTGGAGACTTCCCTTATTTAGAGGATGAGATGGTTACTTGGATACCGGGGGAGTCAAGGGACTCGCCTAATAGGATTGATGCTATGGTGTGGGCAATAACTGAACTCATGTTAGTTGAGGAAGAGCGGGAAGAGATAATCATATATGATACTATGGCAGAAGTAAGAGATTTGGAATTGGTATGATATATTGTGGTGATAGCAGGGTAATACTACCAGATATAGTAGAGGGAAGTTATGGAAAATAAACAAGACATTCGTTTAAGAGAACTTGCCCCGCGAGATGAATTAGATTTACTCATACGGGAAGCTACTATCAGTGTAGAGAAGGATTTAGGACTTGAAGATGAAGGCTGGATAAACCTCAGTGGCACGACTGGAGATGTAATTACTGCACAAGAGCGGATAGCTAATCTCAAACTATCACGGCTATATGCGGTTAAAGACCCGATGGGTAAACAGGCTATTCGTCTCTGGACTGATTATACCTTCGGCTCTGGTATGGTATGGGATACAGAAGATGAAGGGGCTAAAAAGGCACTAGAGGGGTTCTGGAACGATAAAGCAAGTCGGGCTGTACTATCGGCACGGGGACAGCGCAAATCATCTAATAAGCTATTGATAGATGGTGAGGTATTCTTTGCTATATTCTTGGGTGCTGAGGGCAAAGCCAAGATAAGACTTATCGACCCCCTTGAGATAACCGAGATAGTCACCGACCCCGATGATAAAGAGGATGTAAGGTTCTACCGACGGCAGTGGACAGACAATCAAGGCAAATCCCATGAGACTATATATCGCAGCACAACTAATATAAAAGGTGAATCTGCTCTTGATATGTATGGCAAATCTATCACGCATTCTGACGATGCTCTAGTTTATCATCTGACTTATAACACTATTACACAAAGAGGTAATCCTTTATTACTGCCTGCTCTATTATGGATGAAGTATCATACTAAGTTCCTGTCATCTAGGATAGGGATTATGCTGGCGCTGGCTAAATTCGCTTGGAGGACAAAGGTTAAGGCTGTAGATGCGATTAAGGCTAAGACCCACGATAAAGAAGTGGTGGCTGGCTCTCACTTGGTTGAGAACTTAGGTGCAGAAACTACGCCCATTAAAACAGAGACAGGAGCATCATCCGCTTATCAGGATGGCAGGATGATTAAGCTAATGATAGCGGCTGCTGTAGGTATCCCAGAGCAATACTTCGGGGATATAAGCATTGGTAATCTAGCGACAGCTAAGACCGTAGAATTACCAATGATGAAGATGTTCCAATCTTACCAGAAGGTTTGGAAGGATGCCTACCAGGATATAGACGAAATAATATTAGAGCATAACCAAGTACCGCCTAATAAATGGTATATTGATAGGGACTTCCCTGCAATAGCTCCAGAGGATATAGCACAGGCAGCACAGGCTATAGTTCAGATACTACAGGTTATGCCAGAGCTTGGGTCTTCTGATGATGTCAAGCAAGTAGCATTAATGGCATTAGGGGTAAATGACCCAGCGGAGGTTATCGCTGCTTTGGCCAAAGAAGCAAAGAGAAATCCTGAAGCTGCTCTAGCCAGGGCATTAAAGCAGTTTAAGGAAGCTATAACTAAAAAGGAGTAAATATATGAAACCAGTAACAAGAGCAATGACAGCAGTTTTCGGACACGATAGTTCGGGTGTAGGTTTTGAAGATGACGATTTATCTAGTGATATTCAAGACAAGTTTTTAGATGTATTAAAAGGGATGAAATCATTTTACAAAAATGGGAATCCTAGATTTACTGATAGACATTGTAGGGTTTTGTTATTGCGTTTCGGTTTTGAGGATGGGCAGACCTACAGTTTGAGAGAAATAGGGCAAAAAATGAATATGAGCGGAACGAGAGCAGGACAAATTCTGCATAAGACTTTGCGTATGCTGAGACATCCATCTAGGAGTCGGATTCTTCGAGAGTCAATAGTTAAAAAGGAGTAAATATATGGAGTGCAATACCTGCAAGGGGCTAGGCTACCAAGAATATCAAGACGGCTTGATTAGATTACGATGCCAAAAATGTGGTGGCACAGGAGAAATAGATGACGATAGTGGCACAATTGGACGAGCTGATAGAGTTACTAGAAACCCAGATACCAGCAAACCCAAGCAGCTTAAAAAATCAGAAGCTAAGAAAAGAATTAGAGCGAAGTCTAGTTAAGTATTTTAAGAAACTAGAGGATGCTTTCCCATTTAGCCAGCTCGACCGGATATATAATAAATACGTTAAAGAGAGTATAGGAGCGGATGCTGGCAATATTCTTGACCCATTACTAGCCGCACTTGACTCTTATTTAATTACTAAAGTGAATGGGCAATTAGTAACTAGCTATATGACAGCTAGTGCCGAAATGATAACATGGGGGAAGACCAAGGGCGGTATCCCTATAGCCTATGAGGGGCCACCAGTTAAGCAGGCGATAGCTTGGGCAGAGAAACAAGGGGCTAGGCTAGTAACCCAAATGAATGAGGAGACAAAGCGTAGGTTGGCTCAGGTCGTAAGTGATGGTATAAAGAATAAGCGTGGGGTGCCTGGACTCACAAGGGATATACAAAAGTCATTTATGGATATGAGTAGATACCGCAGTCGGATGATAGCTCGTACCGAAACAGCGAATGCCTTATCTCAGGCTTCACTTGACAATATGAAAGGTATGGGTATTGACGGTAAGGAATGGGTAACAGCAATCCCTGTGAGATATGTGAAGGTAATCGGGCTGAAGGAGTAATACCTGTAAATCAAGCCTTTTCTAGCGGCGATATGGCTCCGCCAGCACATCCTAATTGTGAATGTAGTTTAGCACCTGCGAGATTATCAAAATGACAAATACAGAACAGAATCAGCAAGATATAGAACTCAAGAAGGAACTTAGGAGGTAATAATGCCATACAAGACAATAGGTGAATTACCAGACAATGTTAAGGGATTGCCCACTCACGCACAAGAGATATATCAAAAAACTTTTAATTCTGCTTGGGAGCAACACAAGGGCGAGGACAACGCTGAGGCTAGGTGTTATTCAATAGCTTGGGGAGCTGTGAAGAAATCCTACAAACAGGTAGATGATAAGTGGGTGGCTAAAGAAAGCGAATCAATCGAATTACTACA